TGTTCCTCGTTTATATACAAACGCTTCATCAAATCCAAACACAGCACCAACAGTTGCAGATACAGATGAAGGTGTAGCACCATCAGAAACTGGGATGACCTCAAGTTATGATACGATTTCGATTAACAAGTTCAGTGGCCTCAACCGTGTGAGTTTCGAACTCATCGACAGAAGTTCTCCTGCATTTATGGAATTGTTAATGTCTGAGTTAAGAAAATCTTACGAAAAAGCAACAGACACAGCACTTCTTGCAGCATTGACAGCAAATGGAAAACAAGATGATGGTCGTGCGCTTTCAGCATCTGCACTTCAATCATTTATTTCTGTAAACGCAGCAAAGATTTATGGCAATACAGGTGGAGATTACGCATCTGCACTTATTGCATCTCCATCACAATGGGGTCAAATTATGTCTTATGCTGATACAACAGGTCGCGCACTTTATACTGCTGCTGCACCAATGAACCAATCAGGCGTAGTTCGTCCAACATCTGTTGTTGGTGACGTGCTTGGTACAAACCTCATTGTTGACCACAACATCACAACAGGTACAGGCGATAACTCAATGTATCTCGTTGCACCAGATTCAGTTTATGTCTGGGAATCACCAACAACTAACCTTCGTGTGAACGTACTTACAACAGGTGAAGTTGAAATCAACCTATACGGATACCTTGCAATTTATGTTGCGAAGGATGGCGGCGGAGTCTACCGCTACAACTTCCAGGCTTAATTCAAGCCAACTAAGTCGCTGGGAGTGGGGCGCAGCCCTTGCCTCACTCCCAGTCTTTAGAAAGGATTAGAAATGTCACTTTGCACAGTTGCAGAACTTCGCTCAGCACTTGGAGTGGGAACGTTATATAATGACGCAACCCTTCAAACAACATGCGATGCGGCAGATGACGTTCTTCTCCCAATGTTGTGGAATCCACAATGGTATGCAGTAGCGCATAGCAACATTGTAGGAACAGGTACTTTATATTTTGATATTTTAGTATCAGACATTTTTTATATTGGACAAACTGTAACAATTGCCAACTCTGGCACAAAATACAATGGCTCAAAGACAATCACAGCCGTTGGTGAGAACTCAATTTCAGTTACAACGACCCACACGGTCATTCAGCCTAAACATCCCATTGAACCCTTTGGCTCAGTAACAGCAGAAACTTATACAGACTGGACAGCAGATGATGCAGTTCAGGAAGCAGCACTCATGATTTCAGTTGACATTTGGCAAGCACGTCAAGCAAGCAATTCAGGTGGCGTATCACCGGACTTTGCTCCATCGCCTTACCGCATGGGAAATACACTTATGGCACGCGTTAGAGGATTAATTGCTCACGCACTCAGCCCTAACTCAATGGTGGGATAATGCCAACAGCATTAACAACCCTTCGCACAACAATTGCAACGGCATTAGTTGACAATTCACTTTACCAAGTTTTTGCATTTCCGCCTGCTACCGTTTTAGCCAATTCAGTAATCGTTGCACCAGATGACCCTTATTTAGAACCAAATAATAATCAGCACAACACCATTGCACCAACAGCCCGTGTGAAACTGGTGATTACTGTGCCTCTCCTCGATAACGAGGGGAATTTGAATGGAATTGAAACAGCCTTAGTTGGCGTGTTCAATAAACTCGCAGCGTCATCCTTGACGTATAATGTGGGAGCAATAAGCCAGCCAAGCGTTCTAAACGTGGACTCTGGTTCAATGCTTACTTGCGAGATGTCACTGTCCGTACTAACAACCTGGAGTTAATATGTCCGAATGGGAAAAAGAGAACGAGGCCTTCCTGAAGAAAATCGGGCAGGTAACAACAGCAGCACCAAAACCAGCACCTACTAAGAAAGAAGAGGAATAACCTAAATGGCTGTATTTCTAAATAACAAGGTCGGCGTTAAGGTTAATACCGTTGACCTTTCTGACCATGTAACAAGCGTAACTTTGAACCGTCAATTTGATGAACTAGATGTCACAACAATGGGCGATGGCAGCAGAAAGGCAGTCAAGGGCCTAGAATCATCTTCAGTAACAATCGACTTCCTAAATGACACAGCAGCAGCAAATGTTCTTGCAACATTGCAAGCAGCATGGGGAACAACTGTTACTGTTGTTCTACTTCAAGAAAAAGGAACAGCAGTATCAGCAACAAATCCTTTATACACGATGAGCGTCCTTGTCAATGGAACTCAAGATATTAACGGAGCAGTTGGCGATATTGGCGCACAATCAGTAACTTGGAACTGTAATTCAACAGTTGCAGTTGCAACAACAGGCACATTCTAAAAACAAATTAAGGGGCAAAAATGATTAAGTTAAAAGTTACAAGGGTAGATGGAACAGTTGGAGAATATCCAATCACTCCATTGGTGCAGTATGGTTTTGAGATTTACGCCAAAAAAGGTTTTCATAAGGCGTTTATCGAGGATTCTATGCAATCGCATATCTTCTGGCTTAGTTGGGAATGTATTCGCAGGTCTGGTGAAACCGTACCAATGTTCGGAGAAAAGTTCATTGAAACTTTAGCAAATGTTGAAGTTCTTGATGACAACTCCCCGAACTAGGGCGCGATTCCATCACCTACTTAATCGCTAAATTGTCGGTTAGGTTAGGAATTGCGCCACAACAATTATTAGAACTAGATGATGAAATGTTACAGAACTTGATAAAGGTTCTTAAAGACGAAGCGAAGGAGGCTAGAGATGCCAACAGAAGTCGTAGGCGCTCTGGCACTTCGTAAAGCATTAAGAAACTATGCACCTGATTTAGCAACTGAACTTCGTCGTGAAGTCGCTTTTGCCTTAAAACCAGTTGTTGCTCGCGCACGCGGCTTTGTACCTAGCGAATCAAACATTATGAGTGGATGGCAACGCCGTTCATTTTCTGAGGCGAGGTTTCCTATGTATGATTCAAATATCATTCGCAAAGGCATTAGTTATAAAACCAGTCCTAGCCGTGCAAATAAAAGCGGCTTTACATCCTTGGCATCAATTGAAAACAAATCTGCTTTGGGTGCAATTATTGAAACTGCCGGACGCAAGAATCCAGGCGGTCAACCCTGGGTTGGTCCTGGCAAGAATGTAGGACAAAAACGTTATTCACATTCTGTTAATCCAGGTGCAGGCGCTCAGTTTAATAAAAACCTTGGCCCAATCTACGGAAGAAAGAAAACATCTGGCATTGGGGATAAGCGTGGTCGTTTAATCTATCGTGCTTGGGATGAAACCAATGGCAAAGTAATTGCTGCATATTTCAAAGCAGTGCAAAACACAACCGCAAAGTTTAATAAGCGCACTTCAATTGTAGATGTAAAGAGAGCCGCATAAAATGGATGTATCAAAGATAGCCATTCAGATTGCCTCAGAGTTCACAGGCTCTAAGGCTTTCAAGCAGGCTGAAACATCTACCGCAAAACTCCAACGTCAAGTTCAAAACCTTGGCCGCACACTTGGCATTGCACTGGGTACTGCTGCAATTGTTAGGTTTGGCAAAGCATCAGTTAAGGCATTTGCAGAAGATGATAATGCTGCACGTTCCTTATCAAAGACATTAGAAAACCTTGGGCTTAGCACTCGTTACGCAGGTTCAACCCTTAATGGATACATTTCACGTCTTGAAAAACAAACAGGCGTTTTAGATGATGAACTTCGTCCAGCAATGGACCGATTGCTTCGTGCAACTGGTTCAGTCACTAAATCACAGGAATTGCTTAGTCTTGCCTTAGATATTTCAGCAGGTACAGGCAAAGACCTTACATCAGTTTCTCAGGCTTTGCAAAAGGCCTATCTTGGAAACAATGTTTCACTTGGTCGTTTAGGTGTTGGTTTAACTAAAGCGGAATTAACCAGCAGTTCATTCTTGCAGATTCAAGACAAACTCACAATGCTTTTTGCAGGTCAAGCAATTTCTGCTTCCAATTCTTATCAAGGTTCTTTAGATAAACTTACCGTTGCCAGCAATAACGCAAAAGAAGCAATTGGTAAAGGCCTCATTGATGCGTTGGCCATTCTTTCAGGTTCGAATACAGTTGACCCTGCTGTTTCTGCTATTGACAAGATAGCAATAAAGATTGCAGATTTAACTAGAGGCATTGCAAAATTCCTTCGCATCTGGAAAGAGATGCTTACCAGTTTTGATTTATTCATTCCAGCAGGCGGATATGGCAACCCTGGCATGGGCAATATATCTATGAGCGTGGATGGCCAAACAGAAAATGCTTTAGGCAAGCAACAACGTTTAGCAATAGAAAATCAAACAAAAAACACAAAGCAACTTTTGGCAGCAGAGAAGGCAAGACTTGCAAATCTTAAAAAGATTACTGCTGAACAACAGAAGAAACTTGCCTTAGATAAGGCTTCAGCCTTCCTTAATCAGGCTCAAAAACTATTTGACCAAGACCGTATTCAATTAGCGGCAGCCGCTTTGAATAAGCAGACTGAAGAAGATAAAGTCCGCATTAGATTAAAGACAGAAATCTTAGACCTAGAAGATGCAATTAATGCAGGCAACATTGAAGGCGCTGCTAAGTTAGCAATTGCCATATCTAAGGACGCTGAACTTCTTGGGATGCTTCGCGGTGACATGATTAAACTGGGTGACGTTCCAAATCCATTTGCATTATGGCTTGCAACTCTTCAGGCAATTGCAGCACAATTATTGGCTTTGGCCCAGATTCCATTAATGGGAAGTGGTTTATTTAATATCTTCAATGCTACACCTGGTTCTTTTGCCACAGGTGGTGGCACAGCAGGCGGAAACCTAGGCTCAGATGTTTATCAGTCAACCCTGACTGGACAAGCGCTTATCAACAAATTGAATAAGAATGACGCTTTTGCAACAATGGCAACAGGCGGAGTTGTTAACAAAGCAACTATGGCACTCATTGGTGAAGCAGGACCAGAAGCAGTTATTCCACTGGACCGCATGGGTTCAATGGGTGGCACAACAATTATTGTTAATGTGAGTGGTTCTGTTACAACCGAACGTGACTTAGTATCTGCAATTACCCAAGGTATTTACAACAACCAGGCTTCCGGCACTCCAATTAATTATTCTACGGTGTACTAATGGCATTACCAGCAATTCCTATTGTAAAAATTAACCTGACCCAAGGGGCTTCCTTTGGTACAGTTTTAGTGCTTGGAACAGGCCAACTAGGATTTGCTGAACTTGGCACAGTTGTACCAGACATTGTTGATGTATCTGCTTCTGTTCTAAAAATTTCAACACGCAGAGAACGAAATCTTTTGCAAGATAAATATATTTCTGCAACAGCAGTTGTGCGCGTCAACGACCCAACAGGCAATTGGAATCCCCAGAACACATCCTCAATTTTTTTTCCTGATGTTCAACCTTTGCGTAAGATTCAGATTCAAGCAAATTACTCTGGAACTTTATATTCTATATTTACGGGCTACATTACAGAATACAAATACACATTTCCAACATCGCAGGAAACAGGATTTGTTGATTTTGTCTGCTACGACGGATTTAGATTATTCTTCAATTCAAACGTAACAACTGTCACTGGTGCTACTGCTGGACAAGATACAGGTACACGCATTGGCAAGATTTTAGACATGGTCACATGGCCTAATTCTCAGCGTTCAATCCAGACTGGCAATACAACATGCCAGGTTGACCCAGGCGGAACTCGTTCAGTTCTTCAGGCTATTCAAACAGTTGAATTTACTGAGCAAGGCGCGTTCTATATTGACAAATCAGGCGTTGCAGTGTTTAAGAACCGTCAGTATGTGGTAGATGCTCAATCAGCATCACCAACTAAGTTTTCTAATGCAACTGGTTCAACAGATATTAATTATGCTGGTATTCAATTTGCCTTTGATGACAAGACTATTGTGAACTCAGCAACAGTTACACGCGTGGGTGGCACAGCACAGACTTACTCAGATGCCACATCAATAGCCTCTTACTTCACGCACGCCATTACTGCACCTGAAATGTTAATGCAGACAGACGCCAATGCTTTGGCTTTGGCAACCGCTTACGTCGATTCACGCAAGCAGACCACAATCCGCATTGACTCAATTACTTTGGACTTGGTTACTTTGTCATACGGGGCAGGCATTATTGCAGCCCTTGACCTTGATTACTTTGACACGATGGAAATCACCAATGATGGACAAGGTGGTTCAACTATTGTTAAGACCCTTCAATGCCAAGGAATCGGCCATGATATTACTCCTAACACTTGGCAGACAGTTTTGACCACGCAGGAGGCTTTGCTCGATGTTATGTACTAGAATTGACCCTATGAAAGAGGTGTGCTAATGGCTGTTGGATTCCCAACTAAGGTAACTTATGCGGACGGAGATGTCTATTCCGCATCCGATGTAAATGATACTAACGGCACGATTAACTTGCTTACTAGCAGCACACTCTCTTATCAAGCAGGTAAAAATGCCATCATTAACGGCGGTATGGATATATGGCAACGTGGCACATCTTTTGTACCAAGTACAGGAACTTACACCGCAGACCGCTGGCAGTATTACCGAGCAGTTGCAGGCAGCACAGTATCTAGACAAGTAACAAATGATACGACTAACTTACCAAGCATCCAGTATTGCACCCGTGTATCACGGGACTCAGGGAATACGTCTACTACTACTATCTATTCGGGCAATAGTTTAGAGTCAGTTAATTCAATACCTATGGCTGGTAAAGCGGTTACCTTTTCTTTTTATGCTCGCAAGGGCGCAAACTTTTCAGGAGCATCCAGTCAAATATCTATCAGCCTAAGAACTGGTACAGGAACAGACCAAAATGTTTTACTTACAGGATATGTTGCTCAGGCTATTCCTATAACACTTACTCCAACACTTACAACAACGTGGCAACGATTTAGCGGAACAGCCACTATTGCAGCGGCTACTACCGAAATGGGAATATACACAGACTTTACGCCTGTGGGTACGGCAGGAGCAGCGGATTATTATGAAATAACAGGTGTTCAGGTAGAACTAGGCTCAACTGCCACAACTTTTAGTCGCGCAGGTGCATCTATTCAAGGCGAATTGGCTGCTTGCCAAAGGTATTACTGGCGACAAAGTGGAATTAACAAACCTTTAGGAGTTGGCTTTAACTATTCAGGCACAACTGCTGTAGGAACTGTTTATTTACCAGTTGAAATGAGAACAACACCTGCTTTGGACTCAAATTCTGGAACTGCTTATTTTGGTATGGTAAGAAATAGCGGAGTAGATTATTTTAATTCATTTACTTTAGATGCGGCATCGTCAAAAATAGTCTGCATTAACAATGGAACTGAAATATCTGGTACTGCTGGTCAGGCTGGTTATATGTATTTAGTCGATGCAAGTGCATATGTTGGATTTGGAGCGGAATTATAATGTTAATCAAATATGAAACTTATCTAACATCTTTAGGGCAAGAATATGTGAGAGCCATTTATGATGATGGCACAACTATCTGTATCCCTAATGACCCTGCAAACTCTAATTATCAGGCGTATCTAAAGAGTCTTGATGAAGCCGCTTCTCTGTAAAGCAGGGCAACAACTTCGTGAGCAGATTGATGATTCGTTTGTTGAACGCGACAGAAAAAGCGATGGTTGGATAGGCGATGCTCGTCACCAAAGAGCAGGTACTAGTGACCACCTTCCCGATAAGATTGACGGCTACGTCAGGGCTATTGATGTGGATAAGGACCTCGACACATTGCCCTCCACAGGTGCTTATCTTGCCGACCAAATACGTCTTTGTGCCAAAGCAGGCGATAAGCGAATCTCCTATGTTATATTCGCAGGAAAGATTGCCTCCTCTAAGAAATCTTGGCGTTGGCGTCCTTATGATGGGATTAATCAGCACAATCACCATATCCATATTTCATTTACTAAAGAAGGCGATTCAAATGGTCGCTGGTTCGAAATCCCAATGCTAGGAGCAACCAATGAAAATAACTAAAAGCACAAAGAACGCAATCAAGTCATATCTAAAGGCAGTTGCAGTTTCAGCAATTACTTTAGGCCTTGCGCTCGTTGCTGATATTCGTCCTGAATATGCAGTCCTTGCTTCCGCTTTAGTTGGTCCAATTGTCAAGTACCTAGACCCTTCTGATGACCAAGTGGGATGACTCCCCAAGATTGGGCGGCTCTAGTCGCTGTCGCACTGACCGTTATTGGTTCATTTATTGGGTCAGTCAAATGGTTAGTAAAGCATTACCTCGCAGAACTAAAAACTAACGGTGGGTCATCGATGCGCGACCAAATTACTGCACTAGAAGCGCGTGTCGAAACAATTATTCGTATCCTAGAGAGGTGACACTTATCTCATGGCAAGAAAAGCAACTAAGAAGTTAGTGGATGAAGGCTATTCCAAACTAGACGCTTGGGCAATTGGGGTACATGAGATGTATCGCAGTTTAAGGCGCGCAGGCTTTGAGGTTGATTTGGCACTTGCCATAATTGTTGAACGTCAGGCTTATCCAGAATGGATACTTCCATCGCCTATTAACCCAAACATACCTGAGCCAGACTGGTACGACGATGAGGATGAATGAAGAAAACAATCGTTTGGCCCGATTTGCAATGTCCTTACGAGGATGCACATGTTGTACGCAATTTTGAACTATTTGCAAAAGCATTTAAGCACGACTCTGTTGTTACTATCGGAGATGAGATTGACCTCCCACAGATAAGCCGTTGGACTGAGAACACTCCAGGCTGGTATGAACAGACACTAGCGGATGACCGCGACCATACAGTTGACGTGTTATGGCGCTTGACCCAATACGCCAAGGAAGCGCACGCCATTCGTTCCAATCATACGGACCGGTTGTATAACGTCATTATGAAGAAGATTCCAGCCTTCCTATCCTTGCCGGAACTAAAGTTTGAGAAGTTTATGAAACTTGATGAACTAGGAATTCAATTCCACAAAGAGGCTTATCCAATCGCTAAAGGCTGGATTGCAGTTCATGGGGATTTAGGTGGGCTTAATCCTAACCCTGGAATGAGCGCATTGAACCAGGCCAAAAAGGCAGGCGTGTCAACTATTATGGGACACACTCATCGTGCTGGTAGAAGTGCCTCTTCTGAGGCCTACAACGGCTCTGTGAGGCGCGTACTGCATGGAGTTGAGGTAGGACACGCAATGAACGTAAAGGCCGCTAAATACGTTTCTATGCCGAATTGGCAGCAAGCCTTTGCCATTGTCACCGAGATAGGCAAGAATGTCCAGGTTGACCTTATTTATGTAGAAAAGGACGGGACATTCGTTGTGTCAGGTAAGAGATACGGGCGCGCTAGGTAACGACATCTTTAGGGATGTGGATGACCAGATGGATGATTCAGAATTGTTACCATTTCGTTATCAAAATATGCTTGACTCCAGATAATCCTGTGTAACACTAATGCCATAACCAATCGAACGAATTGGGAAAAGGGGCAATACGATGGGCGCTATGAAAGCAGTTTATATGGACATGGCAGAGGATTTTGAAAACCTCAATGAAACATCAATGCAGTTCAAAGGCAACAACTGGGAAGCACAGGATGGACGCTTCGAAGGCAAGGTTGACTATTCCAAGCAATACATTTACTGGTTCGATAACTATGCGAACCTTATGGCAGCACGCACAATCTTGCAGGACTTTGGCGATACTTATGAAGTCCTATTTGATGACGCATTAGGCCAATGGACACTTATCACTGACTATCAATCAATGTGCTGGGCCAACTAATGCCAATCTGGTTATTGTTTACTCAGGCAATGGTGTTTATCTTCATTGGATATTACATTGGAATTACGATTGGCAAAGAGCAAGGCCATCGTGACGGTTATCTTCGTGGTCGTGCGGTTTCACGACAAGAATTTTGGAGGGAATAATGAAAGCAACTGAGGTACTTATCAATGCAATCGACGTCATGCAGGCTCGTTCGCACGTCTACGGTCACCCAAAAATCAATCAAGGTCGCATCGCTGCAAGGCTTACCTGTTTATTTAGTTACCCGGTCACAGACTATGAGGCTTGTCTTGCAATGGTCGAGGTCAAACTTAGTCGAATCCAAGAATCACCAAAGCACATCGATTCCTATCAAGACGCCATCGCTTATTTGAGCATGGCGCTCGAACTCGCCACAGAAGAGGATGAACTATATGTTTAACCTGCAAGATTATGAAACATGTGAAGTAAGGCTCGATAAATGGTGGAAGGACAATCCAGATGGTCGCGTGGCTACGGAACTCATATCGTTCCAAAATGGACAGTATATTGTTCAAGCATATTTATATAGGACTTTTGCAGATAGCGTTGCGTACTCCACAGGACTCGCTGAGGAGAAAATTACTGATAGAGGTGTCAATGCTACTAGCGCGCTGGAAAACTGTGAGACTTCAGCAATCGCTAGAGCGCTTGCAAACGCAAATTACGCGGCTAAAGGAAAAAGGGCTTCAAGAGAGGAAATGACCAAGGTTGCCAAACAACAAATGGCAACTCCTAAGGAATACATTCCTGTTCAGAAAGAAGATGACCCTTGGACAATAAAGGCTGTTGAAATGCCTAAGACATCTGCTGAAGCAGTGTCAATTGTGAAGGACATTATAGGTGCTACAACTGACAAAGATGTTCCACGATGTCCACATGGAGAAATGTATTGGGCGCATGGAATCACTAAAGCAAATAAACCTTGGGGACATTTCAAGTGCATAGCGGCTGCAACTGGTGAAATTAATAGATGTCCAAAAGGTGAAGATGTCCGTTGGTATGAAATAGGACCAAATGGAGAATGGCGTCCACAGAAAGTTAGGGCATAAGATGGCTGAAATGGTAATCTTTGATAATGGAACAGCAACCATCATGGGCGGAGAGTTCGAAGAGCCGCAAGATATTGTTATCTATTGCGATTTATGCAATGAACCTTTGGCTATTACTCCAAAGCCTTATGATGAGGTATTTATCACTTGTCTAAAATGTCATGCAGTAAGCCATATTGCACTGACTGTAACCAAGGACATTGATGCCGAGTCAACACCGCAAGCATAGAGGTTATGCGACTGAACGGTTGGTGGCATCATATTTGCAGCAATGGTGGCCACACGCTAGCGTAGGTCGAGGTCAAGGCAAAGATTGTCTTAATGTTCCGTTCGACATTGAGATAAAGGCGCGTAACTCACTTGACATAAAAGGGACACTTCGCCAAATCAAAGCACGCACGTCTAAATCGAGGGAATTAGGATTTGCGTGTTTCAGGCTCAATGGGCAAGGGGAAGCATCAGTCGAGGAGTTCGTCTGTATGTTGACATTGGGTGATTTGGTGGAGTTATTACGCAAGGCAGGCTACGAGAAGATTCCAGGTGATATTGACTGGGAGAAAACACTAATCAGATGTTCTGATTGTGGCAATTGGAAAGTTAAACATTGGGAGTGCAAAGCCTGTGGGAAAGAAGAAACCGATAATGCCGATGTATGAATACCGATGCCCACTATGTAATACACAGATGGAGTTAGAACTATCTATGGACCATGACTTAGTTCGATGCACTGATTGTGGCGCACAGGCTAATCGCATCTATTCAGTACCAGGTTTAATCTTCAAAGGGAAAGGATTCTATTCTACGGATAAATGAAACGCCGTCCTGACCAGCACTTATAGAAATGGATTTGACATGACCAGTACACTCAGAAGGCTAGAGCAGCCCAACTGCTCAGAGCGAACCGTGAAGCGGTTAGTTCGCTCGGTAGCAATCGTGTTAGGGAGCGCTCTATGCTTCTCTGTCGTTGGAGCATCTGCTGCGACAAACGTGCCAACAAAACGTCTAACATCAAAAGAATATGCAAAGGGTCAATTAACTGTAAAGAACTGGAAATGTCTTAGTTATCTATATGGTAAAGAGAGTGCTTGGAATTACAAAGCAGTAGGTAATCTAGAAGGTAAGCAACAGGTATATGGGATTCCCCAAGGTAAGAGCGAATGGTTAAGAACTGCTAATCCTCTAGAACAAATTGATTGGGGGTTACGTTACATAGGCCACAGATACGGTTACACTATGACACATGAAGGCAAGCAGCCTAATACATGTGCTGCACTCAATCATTGGAAACGTACTGGATGGCACTAAGAGGTGATGACTTAAGCACTGGTCATTGGAAGAAGCAAAGGTTACGCGTACTCTCACGCGATGCTTACACATGCACATACTGTGGTGAAGTAGCAACAGAGGTTGACCATATAATTCCACGCAAAGTCGGTGGCTCACATGACATGGATAACTTAACTTCAGCCTGTCGGCGTTGCAACCTACTCAAAGGCGCACGCTCAGAAGGGCTTTTTTTATTGAAGCCTTCTAC